CGTGCCAGCGCAATCACATACGGGCGCAGCTCGTCGATCAGGTCGGTCAAACCCTCAAGCCGCCGCTGATACGCCGCACTGGTCGTGTCCAAAATAATCGGTTCGTCAGGCATCACGTCACCGTCCATGTTCCGACGTAGCTCGTGGCAACCCACAGCGTCGCGTTGACCGCCACAAGCCGCACCGCGTTGCCGACCGTGTTCGATTGGATGTATCCGCCGGTTGCACTAACGCTACCCGCCACGCGGATCGTCACGCCGCTCGGCGCAGTAATCTTCAGATTCTGCGCCGCCATCACAACCGCCTCGATCGACATCTCCATCGCGAGGGCCGATGGCAGTGTCAGATTCACCACCCCCGTCGCATTCAGGTTCGTGAACACCGTCTGCGAGTCGCTGGCCGTCAGCGTGTCGTCTGATGTCTTGCCCTCCACCTCCAGATGGCCGCCGTTCGGCTCATCGTAGACGCGGAGTGCCCCGGCGTTGCGATGGTCCACAAAGTTGTTCCAATTCCACGCCCCCGAACTCAGCGTGATAATGCCGAGCCGAACGTGAGGCGTCGGGCCCGGCCATGCGGCGTTTCCTACGGCGATCGCACCGGCCGGTGTGGCATAAACATGGTGTGCCACATCCCCGTAGCTCAGCGAATGGCCCGTCGCCCCCGCCACCGTCACAAGCTCACCGCGATAGTAAAACTTCAGATCGGTCACGCTGAACTGCGCATCGCCGTCGGTCGAGTCCTTGTAGATCCTGCCACCACCGACCGAAGCCGCCGCGCGCGCGATCGAATGGGTCATCCGAATGATGTTCGTCACGGACGGGAAGGCCCCCCAAATCCGGTACCAGATCCCCGTGATCGTATCGCGGACGTTCTTGAAGTTGTCCGTACTGAAGCCGCTGCCTTGCACTTCGTCAACATGCAATTCTGCCATCGCCGCTTACTCCTATGCCAAGTCCTCAAGATCGGGCGAGTGAATCCAACTCAGATCCAGGTTTCCGCCGCTATAGCCATCGCTCGCCAGCTCGATCGGTGGCCGTGGCACGCCCCCCAGCGTGATCGTCGCTTCGATCAGCGAGTCCGTCTGCACCGTGCCGAGCGCGTCTTCGAACCGCACCGCGAACTTGTAGATGCCATCCCGCAACGTCGGCAACACGATCGCCGTCGTCCAGGTGAGGTAGTCGTTGTAAACCCCGTCCTCTCCCTCCCCGTCGATTCCCTCGCCGTCGCCGTAGCCCGGCCAGGCGTTCTGAGGAAACCCGTCGATCCCCGCACCGTCGCGCTCGTACCCATCGCCGGCCTTACCGACGGGCCAGATCTCGACCGGCTCAGGCGTGAGCGGGTTATCCGTGTCCACCGGATCCGCCGGGTTGTCAGCGGGTTTGCCGTCGCCGTTCTCCGCATCGAGCTGCCCGTTCCATAAAACGCGTGCGCGCATGCCGTCCGGCCAGGTGTTGAGTCGTAGCAATCGCAATCGCACATGCGCGGCCATTGTCCGCCTCACTCTTTACGGTTCGGCCGCCGTCCGTCAACCGCCACCGTTTGGGTATCGAACCTCTCAGACGGGCATCGCCCGTTCATGGCCCACGCCATGAAGCCTTTGTCGCACTCTTTGCCCGTCCGCTCGATGATCGCCCGGCAGTGTCCATTCGGCAGCTTCGCCGATCGCGGGATGCGATGCTCGCAACCGTCGCACGCCGCCAGGAACTTTGCCACAGAGGGGACATTCGCCCCTCTCTTGTGTCTTGCCGTTCCACTCCTCACTGACTGCCGACCAATGGCCGCTGGCCGACCCGCTCTCAGCTTCTTCAATTCATCCTGCCAGGCCGTCCCGTGCCTCGCTTTGAATTCGGAGGCGTACATTAGGGGTTGTACTCACTCACCTCGATAGTTCCCCCAAAAACACCGGCCAGCAGCACGTCATAATTGAGGCCGATGGGTGGTTCACATCGTGGCTTGCCTTCCATGCTGGCTTTACGTATTGAATAAGCAAAGAGAGACCCGTAAACGTCCACCAGCCAGGCATTGGCGTATCCTGCTACCGGCCACGCAGGCTGTGTCCTCGTTAATAAAATGCGTGGATAAGGGATCGGGTAACCTAGAGGGTACGACCAGTGACACGAACCAAGGCCACGGGTGAACAGGCCCTGTTCGTCCACCACCCAGGACCCATTCACATTATGCCCGCCCAATGTGCCCCATCCGGTGAGCGTAACAACGTATTTATCTGCAAACGGGCAATTCCATTCCTCACACGTTGTCGCGTCGCACCCGATCGTTCGCACTTCCATCAGATCACTGCTGCTGGTGCGGTACGGAAACCCTTTAACAACCTCCCCCTCCGCATTCGCGCCGCGGAACATCAGTTGCCCGGTGGTGTTCCGGAACGGATAAAACATCGACACACCATCGTCGGCGCCAGCCAACTTCGCCCGGCCCATCAGCCGGCCGGCCGTATCGCGGTATGGAAAGATTTTCGCAACGTCACCCAATGCAGTTCTTCCTAGATAATGTCGTCACAGTCATCCACTTGTCCTGGATTGTCCTGCACTGCCGCCAAGGCGTCCTCCGGCTCACAGCCCTGCGTTCCCTCAACGCACGGCTCCTCGTAAATGACGCCCGAGATAATGGCGTGCGCTGTCCACTCGGGCGTGATGCCCGAACCATTCCACACACACTGCACTTCGTCGCCGATGCGCGCCCACGACTTTACGCCGATATGCACCACGACCGCTTCGGCACCTGACACGATCGACAGATTTCTTATCGTACCCTCAGCCCTTTTAACCTTCCCGCGTCCGGTCGAGCTATTGCATTTCGTCACAATGCCGTACCATGGATTCTTCAATCCCAGCGTGATGACGTGATAGTAGGGCGTCCCATCCGACGCCACCCCGTCCAACTTGACGTAGACTTTGTCACCGACCGACAGTGTTGCGGCATCACCATCGGCGTTCTTGATCGTGCGAATCGTCAGCGGAGTCGAGTCGTCGGGGTCGTTACTCATTACCCCATGCGAAGTGGGGATCTGCCGGACGGCGCGGTATTCACCGTTCTCCTCGTCGGTTGCCTCTGTCACGCACACCGGGACGATGTCGACCAGCTCGTTAATCGGCGAACCCGGGACCGTCGGTCGCGCGTTCGGATCTTTAAGGATCTGAGCCATCTGCCGTTCGAGCCGCACTAGCCGCTTGTCGTGACTCTGACCGTGCAGTGTCAGCTCCGCGAGTCGCTGTCGAATGCGAGCAAAACCCTGTATGACAGCACTTTGAAACGACATCAGCTCATGCCCTCCCCGGTGAACAGCGACTTGTCCCCCCCGAGTTGCAGCGTGGTGCGGTTCGATCGAAAATTGTATTCAATCTCGCGAAGCACGGCCTTCGCGTTCTCCAGCCCGGTCACGCCATCGCGTTTGGCGATGCTGATCCGCCGGCTGAGGTTCCACAGATCTTCCGGCACCTCCCCCACCAACGGGACCGTTCCTTCGTAAAGAACGTCGCAGTGAGCGGCGTGCATCCGCATAACGCGCGACCGCGTGATGTTGTCATTGTTCGGTTCATAGACTACTTTTGCCCGTTGGAGGCCGTAGATATCGAAAGCGGTGCCCGAGTACCCGGTAGGTGGGCAGTTCATCCACGGCGCCTCCGTATCCATGACGGTGCGGTAGACGAGCATCGCGCCGATTGGCGGCTTCGACTTACCCTTTAGGCGAGCGTTCGGCTTATTCGCCCGGTGGGGCGGGACTGGGCGCACCATAGGTGACTTTGACCAGACGTACCCCTCCGGATCCAGATGCGCGATGTCGATAGAATACTCAGCCGGTCCGTCTTCGGTGTCGACCTCCTGGCGAAGCTCGATCATCTCATCGTACAACACCTCGCCGGCTACCGGCCGAAAATCGAACCTGCGAAACACGTCAGCCATCTCGCCAGCGCCGGTCTGCCCGGCATCAATCGTCCAATCCGATTCGAGCGAGGTGTTCCACGCCGGCGATAACGAATAAGCTCGCTCGACCACCTCCCTGTTTGCCTGACCGATCATGACGATAGCAGTCGCGCGGTCGCGCAGGGACTCGCGAATCTGCATGTCGCGGTGCGGAACGGCGTCATCGCCGATCGTCACGGTGACACATGGCACGTCGAAAACGTTGACCACGAGGAACTTTCGCGTGGACGGGTCGATCAGCCAGGTGAACCCCGGCACACCACCAGTCATCACGTACATCGCCTCGCCGAGCGTGTTGCCTCGCAGCGTGATCGGCGGCAACTGATCCGTCGTCAGCCCGACGAACTCCGGCTCGACACCCAGGTCCCGCAACTCCTGACTAAGTGTGTCGTCGACCAGCCGCGCAAACATCTGCAACATGTTAAGGCCCAGAAGCCGATAGACGGGAAAGTTGTTCAATGTATTGACTAGCGAGATACCGCCGGCTTTTTCTTCAAGGCCGTAAGCGGTGTATAGCATCGTGCCGCCAACCAGACCAGCGGGGTAACTACGATCGAGGACGTGACCGAAGAATCGCACCGTACCGTCGACCTGGAGTTCAATCTCGGCATTCATCAGGGCGTCTTCGCCGGCGTACTTAAATACCAGCTCACGCGGCTCAGCATACCGAACCGTGATTTTTTCCAGCGTCGCTTCCGGCGCAATGCCGCGCGTGGTGACGCGCCGACCATTGATTGATAGTTGATACTCGGCCATCAACGCGGTTCCTCGTTCGTGATAAAGTAGGCTGCGACATCCGCGCTGAACCGCTCCTGCGCCGCATCTCGCGGCATAGGCCGATCGAATCGCACGAACGCGCAGTTCGGATAGGTCAGCTTCAAGGTCGAATTGTTCCACACGGTCACGTTGTGTCGCCCGGCGCGCATCAACCGAGCCATGCGCAGCATCCACTTGACGAACGCGATATTGTCCGACGCCTCGTGCCAGAGGATGAACGTCGGACGCCAGATCAGGTTCGGCCCCGTTTCCGTCAGCAACGCCACGTCTCGGCCGACGCCGTCGTCCTCGACCGGGGGAACCAATCGTTCGACGCTTGGTCGTTGCAGATAGAGCTCGGTCCCGAGCTGCTGACCACCGAATTTCAGAAGCAGCGCCATCAGATCATCCCCACCTGTTGGGTCAGCTCTTTCGCCGCGCGGCTGCTGGCTCTCGCACTAGAGAGCATCGTTTCCGATGCGACGCGCAGATGTTCGGCCGATTCGGCTGACGCCGTCGCCGCTGTTTCAATCGCCTGGTCGCCAGCTCCGCCGCGAGGGTGCGCGGCATCGGCGCCGTAGCGATCCATGAGGTCCTCTCTGCTGGTCGGCGGGGTGACTTGCGGGAAGTCAGGTGTAAAATTGCCAAAGAGCGCTGACATCGCAGCCCCAATCCGATCACCGATGCCGAAGGTGGGGTCCGGCCATTCAGACGCCTTTTTGGCGCGGATCTCGCCGGGCGATCCGCTGTGCATCGCGGCCGGTTGCGTGGTGGGTGCAGGCTCACTCTTCATCTCCAGAGGAAGACCTTTCGCCCCCATCAGCATGAGCCGGTCGGGGAAGAGCTTCTTGTACATCGAAGCTAAGCCATTGCCGATCACGTCAAGCCAATGACCGAGAACTTCCCCGCCTTTTTGTCCGACCGCCTCCAGGTCGATCGCGATCGCCTTTGGCGCCGGCATCGGTACCGCCCCCGCCGCTTTCGGCTGATTGGCACGCACCATCTCCTCGCCGATCAACCGCTTACGTTCCTGTAACTGCTTCATCCTCGCGGCTCGCTCTTCGGCCAGGATATTCGTCAACCGCGCATGACGATCCTTGCCGCTCAGTCGAGCTAGCTCCGGATTCTCCTGCAAGTCACGCGCGAACACGTCCCTTCCGTGCCGCACCTCAGACACCGAATACGCACCGCCTCCGCGACGTTGCAGCGAGGCCAACTCACGATCGATCCCCAGGCGTTCGCGTTCAAGACTCCGACGCTCGTAGAAGGTGCGATTGCCTCGCGCGGCGCCGGACTGTTTCTCCATGTCGTCTTTACCGAAGCCACTGTGCTTGAACCGGTCGACCATGTCAGCCCACGCACCGGTCGTCTCGGCAAAAGGCTTACCACCGCCGGCCCCAAGCCACTTGCCCAGGTCGCCGAAACCGGGCAGACCGGGTAGCTTGGCGTTTGCGCGTTTCTTGGCCTCATCTCGCTGCTCTTCCGTGAGACCAACGAGTCCCGTTCGATCGAGCAGCAACTTCACGCTCGCCACCAGGCCCTGCGCCACGGTTTTCAGGAGATCGCCGAGGTAGGACGCAAACCGTTTCGCGGCTTCAAATAGTCCATGAAGCAACTTGGGCACGTATTCGATCGCACCTTTAATCAACAGTCGCCCGGCGTCCGTCAATGCCGCTCCGAGAACCTTGCGCGCGCCGCCGGCCAGCATCTGCAACGTCTTTCCGGCATCCTTGCCCTCCAGGCCACTGGCGATATCCGTCACCAGTGATGACGCATCGGCAAGGATGCCGCGAATGGCGTCGGACTTCACGGCGGCGGCAGCGAGATAGTCGAGGCTCCCTTTAAGTGACGATTTGATGCGTGCCCATTGAAACGCCGACTCTTTTCCGGTCACGCCGAACGCTGACATCTGCCGGTTCATGTCCGCAATCGCTGCGCGGACGATCTCAGCCTTCTGTGCCGCCGGCGTCAGTTGATCGAACGCGTTCTTGCCGTGGATCGCGTCGAAGTCACGCCGGACCTGCTCGACGCCGTCGACCAATACGCCGAAGTCGTCGAGAAACAGTGTCGACCCGCGAATCAGGCCGGTCATCACTTTCTCTAATGCCGATTCCAGCCGAGTGCCGGTTGTGAACGCTTTTTTGCTGATGAAGTCAAACGTGGTGCCGATGTCGCCGGCGCTCATGCCCGACGACAGACCGCGGTTGGCCAGCTCCATCGAACGGGCCAGGGTCAGCGCGCCGTTACTTTGCTCCTGAAGCCGCCTGGCCAGCCGCATCGACGCCTGCTCGCTTCGGCCGGTCAGGGCGACGAATGATTTCTGTGTCGCGTCCATCCGTGCGCCGCGATCGATGAACGAGTCGAGCTGGCCGACCATCGACTGAACCAGTCGGATATTGGTCTGCAGGCCGAGACCTTTCAGCGAAGTCATCGCCCGGAACGGCGCCATCAGAATGCTGGTGGCTTTGCTGCGGAATTTGTCCAATTCGCCGAGCGTGCCGCGCAAGACGGACTTGCTTTTGTCCGTCGCACTGATCGTATACTTGAGTCCCTGGTCAGCCACCTTAGCCTCGTAGTGCCCGTTCAAGTCGTAGGCGTTTCATCCGTGCAGCCCATTCGGCGCGTTCCCTCTTCCGCTCGGTCGCTTCTCGTTCGGCCAGCCGTTCGGCAAGGTGCTTGCACCACGTCTCCGGGTACTCGATCACCCACCCGAAGGGGATCCCGCTTCGGGCGGCGAGCTGTCCGCAGTCGAGTTGGATATCGATGACGGCGCGCTCGAACTCTCCAAAGGGCGTTCACCGCCTTCGGATGTTTGCTCTTCGACGGTGAGCCCGGACAGGCGAGCCAGGCACGCCGTCACTTTTTCGGCCATCTCATCCTCGATGCCGAGGAGCGTATCCAGCATGCCAAGCGAGAACTTGATGGGCTCGCCGTCGTCAGCGAGGACGCCGTCCCAGTCGACGACACCGTCGCGACGCAGCAGCTCGTCGACCTCGGCCAGCCGGGTCGGGTCGAGGCGCACGATCGCCGATGCTTCGATCTGAGCCGTTCGGCCTAACGACCGCACTTTTAGCCTGATCTCCTCGCCGGACCTGGTCGTGAACGTCTCCCACTGTTCGAGCTCTTTGATCTTGAACTTCGCCATGGAACATGCTCCTCGTTTAGGTAGTTGTATAGGCGACGACGACCGGGTCGGCTTCGGACGGCTTCTCGGCGACACCGACAAGTGGCACCTGAATGTCGTCCCCGATCTCGGCGGCATCCTCAGTTGCCTCAAGGATGTGCACCTCGGCCATCGTGAACGAGACCGCCTCGGTGCCTGCGCCGGTTTTTATCGTGATGACGACGGCGACCGTGCTGTCGCCGCGCAGTGAATCGAGCCGGTCACTGCCTTCCTGACTCTCGCGCAATTCGATCCCCCACCGCTGCGTGCCATCCTTGATCGCGATGGGGAACCCCGTTGTACCCACTCCCGGCACGACAAGATTGTTTTCGCAAATGATGACCCCTTCGAGGTTGTCGTAATCGACGCCGCCGATCGTCACCACGGTCTTGTGACCCATAAACGGTGTGAGGTCCGTGGTACTGCCTGGATAGGCACCGGCTGTGATGCCGGTGACGGTATCGTCGTAGCTGAGCGCCATCATTTCCTGCGTGACGAGCACCGGGTCGCTATTGGCGCCGAACGGGATGCGCATCGAATTTACGACGCAACCCAGGTAGCCGACCTCCTCGATACTCCCCTTCTTATGTTGGAACGTGCGGCTGTCCAGCACGCCGCTGGTGCGCTTGTAGCCCGGCTCCAGGAACGCCTGCGCCGTCAACGGAAAGATCGGCGTCACCAACGACGGCGACGCGTTCTTGGCCGTTTTGATCACCTGCGTCAAATGCGGAAACGTCGAACTACGAAATGACTCGTGCGCCTCGCGCGCCTCATTGCCACGAAACCCCGCGCCGTGCAAGTCAACCGTCTGCCAGCTCGGCGCGCCGGGCAGTTCGCCGCGCGTCGTCTCGGTACAGAACCTTACGATTTCATCGTTACCATGAATTCCCATATCGCTCCTCCGTGAGCTTGGACCTGGCGGCCCTGGTCTGTTACGCCGTTACGTATACGGCGGCGACCGTCTTTACTCTCTGACCTTACCGTTCTCGGCCGCCGGCTTCGCCTCGAACCCGGCGGCCACACGCGCCGGCGCCGGCGGATGATTACCCTTTTTCACTGCCGGTTCGACTGGCCTTGGTCGCGGCGTCGAAGCGGCTTCGAAATCGCCGAGTTTGATGAGCAACGCCGCCGTCTCTTCGTCTGTCTCGACCAGGTCGTAAGGCGTCACGCGCCGGTTGAGCCGATTAACGAATCCGCCCTTACGTCCGTCGACCAGGCGGACGGTTTTTGTCTTTACGTTGGTTTCCATGAAGCCACCTCACTCTTGAGCACCACGACGTCAACCTCGACGGTCGCGAACGACGTCCACATCGCGGGACCTCCTGTGTCCATTTTTTCTTTGTTCTTCTGATATAGCTGGTACTCGCCGGTCTTCCAGCGAACATCGAGAATGGCGGCCGAGACGGCACGCACCGCCGCGTCGGCGTCCTGAATGCAACCAATCGCCGCCAGTTCAACGGTCTCCAGCAGAGTCACATCCATGTTCTCGACCGGTACGTTGAACCCCACAAAGAACTTTCGGGTCAACTTCACGCGCGCGCTGGAGTAATGCGGATCGCTCGGCCCGCCGGCCGGCAACACCACCAGCCACTTGCGTATGTTCAGTGTCGGGTCACTAAAATTGATTGCATGGGCCACGTCGTAGGTCAGCAGCCTGGCGACCACGCTTTCGCTGGCCATCGGCGCGAAGGCGGTTTCCACCGCTTCTCGAATGTCAGTCAGGACGTTAGGCATTGAACTTCAACCATTTGGTTAATCGCCGTTTCAAAAACGCCACCGCCGCACCACCGAATACGAGGTACGGCTCGACGTCGATCTTGACTTCTTTGACCAGGACGTACCACGGCTTCTCGTCGGGACCGCGCAGCAGCGGGTTGCCCTTGCGTGACCAGCCGCCGAAGTGCAACACGTCGTCCGGCAGATCGCTCGGCCAGATGTCGCGCCGCCGCAAGCGGTCCAGTATGGGGATTGCCAGGTAACTGTGCGGCGGCTTCGGCGTAATGCCCTCGTGGCCGAGCTGCTGGACGGCCGCATAGCCCAGTGGCGAGGCGATCGACACGCTCTTGGCATCGGCCTTGCTGTTCAGCGAGGCGCGTAGTTTGCCGGTCATCTCCTCGCTGCCTCGCGCGCGCAGTCGACGCCCGGCGTCGCGGACCATCCACAGGCCGAGCTCGCCGAGCGGTTGAGACAAATCGCCGGTGCGTTCGAGCGTCGTGGTGAGCATCTTGCGCACCCTGCGATCGTCGACCGTGACTTTGATCTGTACCGCCATGCACTAGAACACTCCGTCCAGATCATCGCGCGTCATCACGCGCTCCGGACCGACCACGGTTCCCTGGTTATCCACCTGGTCGGTCGCCGGCAGCTCCGGCGCCGCCGGCAGCGTTGCCGTGCCGTCGGCCACCTCGCACAGATACTTCCACGTGTAGCCCCGTTTGCGGGTGGTCGCCTTGGGAACCTCCGTTTGCGCACCGGTCCACAGTTCGAACTCGACCAGGTCGAGCTCGAACTCACGTAGTAGCGTTTGCAGTGCCGGGTAGCCGCTCAGGTCGCCTGGAATCGCGTACCGCACGCCGACCTTGCCGAGGATCAAACCGTGAGCCTTCTCGCGAGCCGCCGTCACCTTGTCCGCGCTGTACGGCGTTGACTCGGTCACAGCTTCAAGCGCATCGGTGCCGCCCTTGATCCGTGTTTCGACATCTGAGTTGGTTGCGAAAGTCATCATGCGTCAATCACTTCTTCGCTCGAAGCTCCTCGACCACATCCGCCGCCTCGGCACACAATCGCTCCAGCGACACGTCACGCGACAGGCGCAGTAGCTTGCGCAGCCGGGCCTCGCCCGACGGGTTGTCAAGCTTCACCTGCGGACCGTGAGTGGCACCGTCCAATATGGTCCCCGGCGGCCTGCTTGTTGGCGATGATTGGTGTGTCTTCTTGGCCATGTTCGTTCTCCTCAAAGTTGAGCCGGCGGGGCCGCGGGTCGACCCCGCCGGCATGGTGTCACTGCGTCACAGTCTCACTACGTCAGCCGTCGCCGGCCGATCGCTACTGGGTGAAAACGTTCCTGATCGCGTACTGCCAATATCCGTAGGTCAGGCGATAACGCGCGCGCACGCCAAACAGGAGCTTCTCTCGCCTGAAGCCTTCCTCGCTGTCTTCCGTCAGCGAGCCGAACTCGATCGGCTCACGATCCTGAAAGATGAACGGCCGGACAGCGGTGTCGGTCTTGAGCAGGTACCACGTCGAGGCCGTGCTCAGCCACGGGAACGGCTCGATGCGGGCGATGCCGGACAGGACGTTGCTCGTATTCGCAATGATCACCGCATTGGCCGCCTCCATGGCAGCGAACAGCATCGTCGGCGGGACCAGGCACACCAGGCCACTCGCGGCGAGGTTTGCCGGTTCGCCCTCGTCGTTCTTGAAGCCGAGCATCTGGGCGATCGCCGCCTGCAACGCCGTCTTGAACTCCGCCGTCGTTGGCGCACTGGCACTGACGGCGGCCGGCGTCAGGTCGTTGTCCTGGTTGCCGCTAACGCCGCTGACGTGCGCGTCATTGAAGAACGACACGCCGTCGTAACTGTTGAAGCCAGCCGACGCACCGTTGATCAGCAGTTGGGCGAGCAAATAATCCTTGTGCGTCGCCGCGTGCGGCGCGAGATCGGCGATACGCATCTTGATCTGGCCCGTTTTGTCGTCGCTGACCTCGTCACGGTCGACCTCAATCGTCGCCTCATATTTCATGTTCTCGACGTTGAAGCCTTCCGAACGAATCCCTTTCGCTTTTCGGCCCGTGCCCCACTCTCGCATCTGCGGAACCGTGCCGAGCCACCTGTAGGTCTCGGCATCACTGGTCGACACCATGCGCGTCGATAGGTCCTGAAAAAGGGTCGGGGTCGCTTTGAATCTCTCGAAGAACTCGCTGCGCACACCTTTCGCTAACAGCCCGGTGTTTATCACGGCGTTCTGCCTGAAGACCAGGCGGACGGCCGCGAACAAGAGGGCATACCAAAGTATCGTACTCATATCTGTTTTCTCCTGTGATAACGGGTCATCTACCCGCACTGTTGTTATCCTGTCACGCTGCCTCTATCCCTTCCAAAAGTGGAGCGAATGCTCCTACGCCCGCCCGCCGGCGACGCGCAGCCTGTCGGCTTTGAGCACGGCCGTCAGGTCGTTGCTGGTCTTCTCGATATTGACGAACGCGCACAGCGCGGCGGTCGCCAGCACGGCGAACGTCGTCGTACTCAACTGGCGCACGCCATTAATCCAGAACTCGACCGGGCCGGTCGGCCGGACGATCACCTTGAATTCTTTGTATGACCCGGCGTCGATGACGTTGTCGACCCCCGTATCAACCGGCGCCACGTCCGTCGTGTTGTCATCCGATTGCGCCAGGACATTGGCGCTGTTGCCGTCCATATGGAGGCACGCCAGTTGCTCCATGTCCACGTGATCGATGTCGGCGATGCTGTTGGCCGTCAGCAGCGTTCCCAGGCCGAAGTCGACATCGAGCGCACCATCGTCGCCGATGTCGGTCAGGTGCAATCGGCCTTCGAACGTGATGCCCTTGTCGACCGGGAACACATCCTTTGTGCTGATCGTCGCACTGGCGATTTCGGCCACCGCATCGAACGACAGGCTCACACCGCCGTCCTCGCCGGTGAGTTGCGACACGCCCAGGCCGAGCACCGACTGATGCTTCAGGCCAGACGGGTTGTACTTCGTGGCGGACGCCGTGCCGGTGTCCTCGAAGCCTCTGACGAAGTCATCCACGATCTCATACGATCCCGTGTCTGATGCGGTCAGCTTCTCGCCGGGCGACTTCAGCCGAACGACTACCGTGTTGGTGGCGGTGCGATTGACTACTCGCCCGATAAACGCGTCCGGGTGGCCGCTAAACGCGCTCGTCGCGTCGTCGGTGGCGTACACCGCCTTGCCGACATCCTTCAAGGTCGCGCCGGTTACCGTGAGCTCGAAGTCGCCCTGCACGTAAACCCGCACTGCCTTGTCGCCGGCAGCGCCGCCGCTGTTGTCGATTTCTTCGTAGGCAATGCCGACGCACACATCGCCCGGCACAAATGCTTTGGCGTAGCCGGCCGGGTCGACACCGACGTACCCGCCTTTATAGATGTGCACGCCGGCGCCGAGCGAGAAGCTCCGGAGCTCCTGGTCGACGTAACGGCCCACCTCGCGATTTGCCGTCAGTGCGGTAAACAGTCGCCCGCACAAAAACAGCACCAGTCCTATTACGATCGGGATCAATTCCATGGTTTGTTTCCTTTCCTGATTTCGATCTCAGCTTCTCAGCTTGGCGTCCATCGCCTCTTCCGTTCCGCGTCCCCCGGTCATACACCGCCTTAGTGATAGGCGCCTACAGTACCTTGATTTCCTCGTCGGACAGTTCGTCCTTGCCGGCCTCTCGCAGTGCGTCGCTGACGAACGCCTTTCGGCTCGTCAGGGCGTGCAGCGCCGCGTTGTCGGCGTACTCACGACCTGCTTTGGTGATGATCGTCTTGCGATCGCCGCCACCGGTCGCACCGTCATCGGGTGGCGGATCGGTCTTGCCTGGCTGTCGGACCACCGGCGCGCTGGCGATGATCTTTTTGAATCGCTCCGGATCATCAGTCGCCAGGGAGAGCATTTCGTCGCGCTGCGCGTTAACGAGCTTGCCGTCCTCGAGCGCCTGGGCGACCAGCTCTTCGGCGTCGCGTTCAGCCGCGTTCGCCTTGAGCGCCTTGAGCTCAGTCGCCTGTTCTTCCACCTTGGTCTCCAGGATGGCGACCTTCGACACGTCCACCTTGTCGAGTGGCGACTTCAACGCCAACACCTTCGCGCCGATGTCCTCGGTCGATGCGTCCGCGTCGACCCCTAGCGACGAGCAGACCTTCGTCAACTTGCCCGTCGCCTTGTTCTTTTCGTCCTTGAGCGCCGTGACGGCCTCCAGGACCTGCTCCTCGCTCGCATCTTCGCTGAGCGCGAGCAGCTCAAGCAGTTTCTTGTTCATCTCGAAAACTCCCTTTTCCGTGATGTCGCTCGCGCCCGAATCGGTAACGTCCCGATCCTCAGACGTAGCGGAGTCGTCCTTATTCACAAGCGCGCCGCAGCTTTCCATCGCCGGAATGTTGGTCAGCGCGCAGCTCTGAATCGACTTCAATCGGCGGCTTTTCTTGTCCACGATGAAGACCGGCGAAAAATAGCGGTAGGACCGTGAAGCCAATCGTTCTCGGCCTTCAGGCGTCCAGTCGACGTGGGCGTAAATGCCATCACCGGGAATCACCTCCAAACCTCGAATCCATCCCTGCGCGGGTGCCGCACCATCCGACCGAGCATATTGGCCACCGAGAGTTTGATGCTCCAGGTCGACGACGAGGTCGATACCCCCACGCTCGAAGGCGGCACTGACATTAGCCGCTGCCCCGTCATCGACGATAAGGTCACCTTTGCCCGTTCTGACGTGTCCCCACGGTACGAGCTGAAACCGATTGGGGACCGACTGCAGATCGGCATCGCACAGCAGTACAAGTCGTCTCGTGTCACTCACTTGCGTCTCCTTCGTCGTCGATGTACGCAATGTTCTCCGCGTTCAGCAGCAACCGGAACGCTTCGCGTAGCTGCGGATTGTCGACCGAGTCAAGTCGCAACGGCTCGATGTTGGCAAACTGTGTGGGGTCGAACCGGAACCCTTGCCCCCGCAAGGGGAAGGTGAGCGGCTCGCCGGTGTTCGCGTCGGTCCCGAACCGTTGTCCAACCAAAGCGTTGGACCTATCAATGGTTTCGCCGGGCAGTTCGTCGTCGAACATCGGCTCGGCCACGCATCGACACTGGAATTCCCAAGGCGGATAAAAGCGTCGATCGCCCATCGCGAAGATCTTGCCGTCGAGCGCCGCGTGCGTCGGTCGCGTCCGACTGTCGCGCAACGCCGAATACCGCCAGTGCGTGATGCCGACCTCCCGCATCTGCGTGTAACGGCCGGCCGAGTACGCCATCGCGCTCTGCTGGCGGAAGATCAGGTCGGCGTGCCAACTTCGCATCCCGAGCCAGCCGTTATTCTGAAGCACTTGCGGAAGTCGGCGGCGGAACTCGTGACCGGTCTCGCCGGCTTCAACCGCCTGGACGATGGCGTCATGGATATCGCTGATGAGTCGAATGCTGGCGATACGCGCAACGGTGAACGCGCGGGCCTGGGCTTCGGCGCCGAGCCGCCGGAACGCCGGCGTCGGAATCGCCACGCGTTGCCGGAGCGCCGCGACCGCCGCTTCGAACGGCAGTCGTTCGATCGGCGCCGCTTCGGCCAGAACGCGTCGTGACGAATGACGCTCGAATGCTTCCTTGACGGCCAGGCGGCCGAGCAGGTTGGATGCGAGCATCAGCGACCGCGTTACGTCCGCCAGCGATCCAATGCTCGCCACGCCCATCTGTGGGATACGATCGATCAGCACCGGGTGCAGCGACGCCGCCGGTGTGTCGTCGGTGGCTTTCGCGAACCAGCCTTGCACCTGTTCGACCAGCGGGCCGAACAGACTGTCCGCTTCATTTGTCGCCTCGTCAGCGTACTCTTCGGCGACGTCGAACGTGTCAGCCGTCTCAGGCGTTTCGGTGTCACGATCCTTGAGCACGAGTCGCGTTCGATCGCTCAACGACAGGCCGTCGAATGGCGATGCGGGCTTAGTTGGCTTGAGCGCGTCGTCTTCGTCGTCCGTCAGTTTGATCCCGACCTCGGTCGCGAACCAGTGACGATCGACCAGCAGGCCGAGGTTGTTCACCATCTTGTCGACCACGTCGGTCAACTCGCGGACATCGCTGGCCCCTTCGACCCGCCGGCGGAAATACGGCACGACCACGTCGGTACCGAACTCACCTTCGACCAGCGGGCGGAGTAGGTCGTTGCGAATGGTTCGCCCCTCGGCGGCGATGTCTTCATCGCGAAGATCTTCGCGCACTTCGTTGTGTACCCGGCCGAGCGCCTGCGAACCGCGGTCGCCCTGTTCGGTGGTCAGTGTTTGGCCGAGCCAGGCCTTCGATGCTTCGGCGTTGAAGAACTTGGCCGCGCGTTCGAACGGCAACTCCCCCTGCAACTTCGTTTCGATGAACTCCAGATCGACCGCCTTGGAGAAAACGCCGGCGGCATCGGTGCCGAGGCTTTGCAGCATCTTGAGCAGTGCGATCTTTTCATCTTTGCTGGCGGTCGGCTCGTATCGAGCGACGCGGACCGGCATGCCGAATACTTCAAGGAAGATCATCCAGCTTTTCAAGCTGAGCGCTTTGGCCAGGTAGCACGCCGCGGTCATGCGCAGCAGGCCGCCGCGCGTCGGCAAGCCGCTGACGTTGTGCGGCGTGTGGATAATCCACTTGTTCGGCTCCATCGCCACGCCGCGCGACGATTCGTCTTTGGTCAAGATGCGAAGCTCGGGCGCGTCGCCGGCGGTGTCGTAATTCAGGCGACTGCCGAGTACCGGGACGATGTTGGCCAGCCGACTGTCCTCCCAGACCAGTTCGGCAACGGAAATGCTTCGCCCAATGCCCAACGCCAGATGCGGCAAGACCGCGTCAAACGAGTCGAGGTCGGTCAACACTTCACGACAGTAATCGGCGGCCTTGTCGGCCCGCGTTCGATCTTCGATGTCGCGTACATCGGCGGCGCTAACGATCTCCCACGGCAACCCCGTCAGTGCGATGCGTCTCGTGGCGGCGACGCTGCCTATATGCGTGTCCTTCTCCTCAATCTCTTCGATCAAGTTCAAGCCGCTGGCCAGGTCGCCATCATCAAAGTCTTTGAGAACCGACACGAGCTTCGTCGGCGTCAGGCCGGCGGTGACGTAGTCGCGGTCAAGGTCTGTTTTCTCAGGCCAGATAATCTGTCCGGACTCGGGCCGCACGAACGCGGACGCGGCCCTACGGGCCGAGGCGACGATCCGGTGCAGGGTTTTCCGAGCGTCGATCATTACCACACCCCCTGCCGTGCAAACTCAAGTTTCTTTTCAGACCCGATGTACTCGATCGGACCGGTCGCGCCGGTCTGTGCCGCATCGACCGCCAGCGCCGCCGCCCAGAACCGGTCTGCGTGACCTGTCGGATTGCGATCGGCGCGGTAAAGTACGTTACCTCCCGTCGTCGTCATCTTCTCAATCGAGTGCCAGTCGTTACGGACTGTGTCGCAACTGGGGATGGTCATCGAGCAGTCTTCGGCGCGGATGCGAAGCTGCTCGGCAAGCTTCTGCTTTACGGTCACCGTGAAGTACACGTTATCCACACGGTGTGCCCCGTAGTCCTCGACCGCCGCCTCAGCGATCTGCATGCCGATGCCGGTCTCGTCGATTGAGACGCGCCGCACGTTGCTGTGTGACAAAATCGCCGCGAAGATCTCGTACTGGGCTCGGAATCGCATCCGCTTCAATTCGATCACCGCAATAGTGACCAGCATGTCGCCGACACGAGCGAACAACCAAATTACGGTCAGATCGCCGCGCCGGCCGATGTCGATACCTACATAAACTTCGTCGTATTGATCGAGCGTATCGATCACGGCGTACACGGCACCTGTGTCGTTGGTAGTCCCTACCAGCGGAAGAGGAAGATTCAGATCCTCGACGCCGGCGATAAGCTCGTAAGTCAGGAACGCGGTCGCTTCATCGATGAACTCGCACATGAACTCCTGACGGAAGAGCTCCTCGTCGCCCATGCCCTCTCGCAGTTCGTCGATGTCGGCCTGCAGCCCGTCGCGGATCGCATCGACGATCGTCACGGTCGAATGGTGAAATCGGTCATTGCTTCGCAGGCGGTAGAAGCTGTTGTTCTTGCCCTTGGGCGTCGAGGCTACATCCAGTTCGCCATCGCCGCGCAGAATCGTCGGGAAGGCAGACGCCCATATCTCACGGTCCCTTTGGTGCATGGCGAACTCATCAAGGAACAAGTCGCCGGTGAAGCCACGGGCAGTGTCAGGATTGGCGGGCAGACCGATGATCCGCACGCCATTCGGCACCGTAATCTCCAACTGCTTGAACCGCGTACCCTCGAAGTATTTATTGTCCGTCAGTTCAGAGTCAATCTTCAGCATCTGGCAATGCGACCGGACTTTATCCATCAACTCGCGGCTTTGACGCGCGCCGCCCGACAGCAGCACTTGCGTGCGGCGACGCTCGATACCGCGAAGCAGTCGTCGCAACGATTTCGAGAAGCTCTTGCCCACCTGCCGTGACCAGCAGCTCCAATTGAAGCGAGCCGCGCACTCTACGTCGCGACGCTGGTATTCGAACAGCGGAACCAAAGGCTTCACCGTGGCTGGAGCACTTGGGCTCATGATGTGATCTTGACTCCGTACAATCGTTCAGCCGACTCGCGCAACCGCTTAAACGCCTCGGCCGGATTCTTTTCTGCCACCCGTTCCGCCACTAAGATGGCTGCCTCCATCTCAGACCGCTTAGTCTCTTGTGCCTTGGCCGTTTCGTGCGACGCTGCCGCGCGGGCCAAATTGCTGATCGTCTTGGCTTGCGGGCCCATTTCGTCGAGCCCACAGTCGCCGGCGGCGAGGCCGGCGAGCACCTGTCGCCACGCCATCTGCAATGCCGCGTCGCCGAGGCTGCCGTATTGCTTTTCGAGCTCCTTCGCCAGGTCGATGCGAACACGCAGGTGTTCGAGGGCAACCTTCTCTCGCAACGCTTCATATGCATCTCGCCGCAACTTGCCGTTCGTCTCGAACGTCGACTTCGCGATGAAGTGTTCCCCGCTCTCCTCGTCAAGGAAGAACCGCCTCCGCACGTCCTCATAGGTCAACTGCGGATCCAGCAGCGCCGCCTCGACCTTACGTCGCAGGCTGGCCGGCAGCTTCGCGATCGAGTCATGGCTGAACTGTGAAAAGTCCGGTACGTCCATCTATTCGCCCATCGCCTGACTCATGCACAAGTGGTATGCTCGATCCGCTTCGACCGCCTTCGCACGCGCGTCGGCCAGCCGGCTCATCTCACCGCGCATCGCATCGATGTCCATGCCGCGCAAACCCGCCATGTCGTGCGATTCGTACAGCCGAATGATCAAAGCGTCGCCGATGCGCTTCGCCTCGCGTAGTGCGTCGTCGCGATCCCGCTGGTGTTTCACCGCCAGTTCATCCACACTCATTTTCCAAGCCCTCGCATCAGTGCATTCGCCGCCATGGTAATCATGCTGCTCAGCACGACGGCCGCGCCGAGAATGCCGGCCAGCCTCACCTTCACGCCGGTCAGGCACCGCCACGCCTCGTTGAGTCGCTTTTCGTGATCGCCGTGCAAACGCTGACAATTGTCCTCCTGAACGTAGGTCTTCTCGATCTGCCCCAGCCGTCGTTCGTGGTCTTTGCGATCGCGGAATAGCACCTCAACCTCCGTGCGCGTGCGATCCAAGTGCGCTTCGAGCGTGGCGGCGTTAGCCTTCACGACGCTCTGCGTCTCGCCGACTTGCTGTGACATACGATCGACCGAGGCCTCGATACGGGCCATGCGGTTGTCCATCTCGCGAATTTGTGCGTCATTCAATTCGCATCTCCCTTATCCCGGTGCATGGCAATCGGCACCTCGCCGCTCATTGTTTCCGGAAACCGTTGCGATTTCGTTCTCTCGTTAGCAGCCGCAACGACACGACGTCCTGCTTGGCCTTGGCGGACGCATCGCGCAGCATCAGTTGCGCCGCCAGAATCACGCAAGTCGTGATCGCCTCAGACCATTCGAGCGAACCTTCGAACGCCCCGCCGATGGCGATCAAGATGCCGCCGACGCAGACTTTGAACGTCTTGGTTCGCCACGTTCGCCGAATCCAATCGAACATCACCTACTCCTTGCTTTGTTCAGCGCATCGTCAACGAACGCATTCATGTCGTCGTCATCCACGCGCTGCGAAGTCGTCGGATGTTTTTCGTAGACCACAAACTTCTCGATCGTGATACAGCCGGTCAGACCGAAGTACGCGCAGAGGCCACAGAGAAAAACGACCGCATGAATGGCTGTCCGTAACGTCATCAGTCTGGTCTCTCCTGAAAAGCGCAGCCGAAACGGCCCACGGGCGCCTCACTCGTCTTGCGCCGTGGCCTCCTCTTGCTGACCGGGAAGCTGGCCGAGCAGTTCCGTTAACGTGTTCAGCTTCTCGGCAGTCGCCTCCAGCAGGTTGACCACCGCATCGAGCTTCTGGTCGGCCTGTTGCGAACTCGTGGCCGATGACTCACCTTCTCCGCTGCCGGCTTGCGTCGTGTCGATGGCGGCCTGCAACGCGGCGGTAGTTTGGAGCAACGCTTCGATCGCGGCTTTTATTTCCTGGGTGGTTTCACTGGCGGCCGACTGCGTACCACTGCCGGTCGACGTGCCGGCGGAGTCGGCCGCGCTCGACGTGTCGATGAAGATGTTGTTGACTTGCGTGTACGCGCCGGCAGGTACGGCCGTCGTTTGCTTGCCCTCCCAGTACTCGGAGTCGTTAACATTAACGACCATGCCGGCGGCCGGCTGCGATGTCGGCACGCCATCGGACTGTTCGTCCAACCAGCTCATCGCGCTGCCGATGGTCGCTCGGGCGTAGCCGATCACCGCGCCGGTATGGCCCGGCAGTACTTGCGGATCGGGTCCGTTCAACGGCATGACGTTGACGTTGATCGGCTGCGCCGTCGTGGTGGCCTGGCCGGTGTCGGTTTTCTGCCACGGATTCGCCGTACTGTTCGCGGCGCAGCCGGCCAGCATCGCGCACGAACAGGCGATCGCGATCATGACAGACACTCGTTTAAGTTGTTTTCGACACATAGTTTTGCTCCTTTGGGGTAAGTGGCGACCATGCGCGCGTCGCGTCCCGCGCGCACGCCCGCCGCCTGGAAAGAGTTGAACGCTTCGATAAAACCCGCGCGGCGCCCGGCGAGTCCCGTACCGGGCACCGCGGCCAGGTATGAGCAAACCGCAGAGCAAGAGACGGCACTTGTGCTGTGGACGGCGATCCCCGGCGGCGCGCGGTGCCTCGCACACCGCGCGCCCCGAGACCTCTCACCGCTTCGTCCGTCAATGGCCGGTCTTCGGTCCGCAAACCGGCGAGGCGACCGGCTGGTTCACACCGTACATTAGATTTATTCTGGATCGGATATACTGCAATGGGAAGACAAGTAGCACTACAGCCCCGTAATTGGCGACTGGCGGCCCGCTTCGGCCTTCGGGTGTGCGTCTTCGGATGGACCGCGGGGTCTTCCCTGACCATCTCAAGCTCACAATCCGGCGCATCCATGCGCACGAACCAAGAGTTCAGAAGGTCTGCCCAGGTAGGGGAAAGGCGCGTGCCGCGTCGGAGTGTTCATGGCAAGCAGACGACACGATAGTGATTATCGACAGCTACGCTACCGCACCGGCAGCCGGCTGTCAAGACGTGCTTCGGAAAGTCGCACGCGGAGACTTGAACTATTCTGGGGATTGCTCGAAATACCCCAGAGAAATCACCTCAAAATGGGTGCCCGGCTTCACGGGAACGGCGACCGTAAACGGCGACTTCTGGCCCGGATTCAGAGCTATGTCGAACCGAGCATCATGCACATCCAGCGGCCGCCCGTCGCGCACCCCCTGAACGAAAACAAGAATGCTGAATGCTATTGCCGGCTCCGTGTGCGTGTTCTGCACTTCCCCCATCACCAAGTATTTGTCGCCCGACTTCTTACTATGCCAGTTGACCACTTCGACCTTTTTCGCCTCTTCCGTGCGGGCTCTCTCCGCTTCACGCGCGATGGCGTCGAATATATCAGCTATCCCCTCCAGGAAGCCAACATCGCCCTCGTCGTTCCCGCCCACAGCCTCGCCGTCCCGCTGCGCGGACTTGCTTTCTTGCGGAGTACTCTCGGTCGCGTTACCAAGCGGCCGCTGCTCCCGACCATTGCCGCCTCCTTTGTCGGAAGCTGACGACGCTGTACCGCCTACCCTCTCCCATGCCGCCACAGCCCATGCAGCGCGCATCTTGAGACGCGTTGTCCGCGTCGAGTTTCCATAGCATTTTTCCATCCAGGCCAAGTATGTTTCCATCCGTTGTTCGAGGTCCTGCCATAACATTCTTCTGAGACGAAGACAGTGTGCGCCCCGCCATACACAATCATTCCCAAGCTCCCACAGGATGCCCAAGGCTGCATGACTATTCAGCCGAAACCCGTGCGAGTCCGCAAGCCAGTTCCTCTTCTCTGGTGGTGGAACGAGCCCTTGCTGCACACTGTGCCAGAGCTGCACGTCCGCATTCTCTGCGACCAGCCGTTTCTTGTACTTTCCAAACCACCGCCGCCATTGAACCCGGCTTGGGCTGCTCTCTTCCCATGCTGTAATCGCAAGGTATTGCCCAACAGCGGAGGAATACTCACTCCGGATTTTCCGGAGCCGATCCATGAAATCCGGAGGCGTAAATTCGAAAGATTCTGGCCCAGCGGCTGGCTGGCTTGCCGGGGCGCCGTCGCCCCCGGTGGCCTGGCCGGTTGCCACAAGCACCCACAGTACGAGCAGCATAAACGCCCACCACGACTTATGAGTCATCGTCATCACAACCACCTCTCTGTGGGGGTGTCAAATTTTGACCTTGTGTCTCCAGTGTGTCGACCACCTACATTTTGGGGCTTGAATCGAAACTGATTCCCGCTAGGATCGTATAAGCCATCGGTTGATGCCGATGCCGAGTTATCCACCGCCGACGGCCAGGGAATCTTTTCGCACGGACGCGATTCGGCGGGCGGCTGCTTTTCCAAAGGGGCTGGGTCATGGCCGATGATCTATCCGCGCTGGTACCGCAGGAGCGGTGCCTGATCGAAGCGTTTCGTCACCTCTCCTGTGAAGCTGAGCGAGAAGGCGTTATCGACGGCCTCGTTTCTTTGCTTTCCCCATCTGCGCGATCCGATCTGAGGCGATTTTTCGGGCCGCCTCATCCAGCACCTCCTGAAGTTCATCAAACTCTTGTCTCATAGCTAGATCGCGCACGTCAACCGGTGCGGCCTGAAACATGCGAAGGGCAGCCTCAGCCGCTCTACCGCGAATGAGGATGTTTCTCGCACAGAACACGCCAAAACCGTCGACCACCTCTACTGATAGGTTCGGGCCGAATTTTTTCTTTTCGTCCACAACTTCAGTCTAGACCGGACCTTATGGCACCGCAAAGTCTCATTCCAGACCTTTTCCTTCTAAAAGGTCTTGACTCGGACCGTGTCGCAGGTTACCTTCTAGTAATCATGGCAAAGCGAAGCACCAAGATGGGCCGACCCGTGAAAGTGTGGGATATAACGCTTCAGCTGATCGATCAGATCCGCACGGCCGAAGCCAAAGCCCAGGAGGGCGTCACACCTTCACGCCAGGAGGTCATGCACATCCTCGCTTGCCGACGCGCACAGCGGCTCAGTCGGGCCGCGAAGTGCCCCAAAGGCAGCCGATCACCGCAAGGTCGTCGACAGTCTGCCTAGCGACCGTTACCGCCGGCGGGCGGTCCGCCGGCGTTTTCCAGAAGGCCTGCCCAGGGGTGTTGCGGAGCCGTCGGAGTTGGCAAGCCGAGCTTCGCAACACCGGGCAAGGCCCTCGGCATTCGCCGCCTTCTTGAGCGAGGGAACACGATGCCGTACATCAGGGTTCAGATCGAGTTCGAGCGCGACGTTGCCGAACGCCGCTTCTTCGCTCCGTCGATCGATCCCGACGCCTACTTCAAAGCATGTCGCGATGCCGCCGGCGAGACGGCAGAGGCCGACCCGGACGCCCCTCGTTGCCCGGAGTGCAACCTCGACCTTTCGGAATTCCGTCACAACGGCCAGGAACTCCGCTATTGCCCGCTGTGCGGCTGTCACTTGTCGCTGCACTTCCCGTCCTGCGACGGATGCGGTCTGGTCTTCTTGCGGCCCTTAGATCCGAACCGCCGCCGCTGCACGGTCTGCGGAGCACCATTAGCGGAGACAGTAGCCCAATGAAGGTTCGACACACAGATAACACGAAGTTTCCTTACTCAATTGACTGCGATCACGGCGAGCTTGTCGCGATCGCCACAGCCGTCGAACGGGCCTGCGAGGAGGACTTACTCTCGCCGGATGTTTTGATCCCGCTGCAGGCGGCACTGCACCGCGTGGTGGCCCCGACAAACGCCACGTCGCCCACTATAGGAGCACTCGCCGAGTGTTCGCCGGTCGTCATCGGCCCCGGCCCAGGCTACCGGCACGCGGTCAACTGTGAACTCATTGGCGGCGACCCGCTAGAAGCCGTCGCCGAAGCGGCAATTGGAAGATAGCACAGACGTGTCCGCAGTAAAGGGATTTGCTGCGGTTCTTTCCTCATAACGCACGGACGCGACAGATGAAATCGAAACCAATGCCATTTGCCAATGAAGTCATCCGGGAAGTCCGCTTGAGCAACAACATCAAGCTCGAATCGCTGTCGCGGTGTATGGGTTACTCCACCAGTCAGATCAACGCCGTCGAAAACGGCGATCGCCGCGCGACGATCAAGTTTGTCCGTTCGATGTTCCATGCCACCGGCGACCTGCGACTGGTCGAGCTCATCGCGCCAGGCGTAGCGGCCCAACTGGCCGAATCGGCGACACTGAAGCGGAAAAACCGGCCGACTCGCACACCGCCGCCCGGCGACCCAAAGCAACTACTCCCCGAGTTGCTCAGTGTGCTCGAAGCGTGTACGGCAGCAACACGCTACGTCGAGCAGATCGTCCGCGACGGCCGTGTTGACGAATCCGATGACACGGCGATCGCCGGCTTCATGGAGCGGTCCAACAGCGCCGTGAAGCTGTTGGCCAAGGCCAACCGGGCGATGATCGCCTGGCGGGACGAAACAGAGAGGGCCACGGGATAGATGCGTATGGCGCGATCGACATCCTGTTCGAGAAGAGAGCCAGGGATCGGCGACGTTTCGCACGGAGGCGGACATCAGCGAAACGAAACGGTGTGACGCGGCGATGTCGGAGCGGAGGCTCCCGTCGCCGGTTCCGGTTTTTTTGATGCACCGAGGAGTACTTTATGACACAACTAATCGACAGACCCGTCACCGCAACGCAGGATTGTCCTGCCTGCGACGGCATCGTACCGGCCGAGGCCATCACGCTCGGCCGTTCGCGAAGTGTGATGCGATGTGGCTATCTGTATCGCCGCGCCAAGGCGACGCTGAAGTGCCCGCACTGCGGCCACACAGACAGCAAATACGTGGAGTACCCCGAGGGTTAGCTTTTGATGACCGCTCTACCCCGCCAGACCGTTCAGCTCAAACCCGAGCCGCTCGACGGGATTTCCGACGAGCAGCTCCGCCTGGCCGGCAGGCGCAAAGCGATCGTCGAGTCGTGGCGGCGCATGTGCGACGACTTCAAGGCCGCCGACCGGACCAAGGCCGATGCGACAAAAGTGTTCCTGGCCGCGCATTCGGATATCACGGCCCGCACGCTCTATCGCTGGCATCGGCAACTGACCGAGGGCGGCATGGCCGCCCTTCTCGACGGCCGTTCGACGGCCGTTCGAAATGCCGCACCCGACCCCGTTGACCCCGACGCGTGGGAGCGGTTCAAGCAACTTTACCTCACGATCCAAAGGCGACCGGTCACCCTGTGTTATCAGATCGTCGCCGCCGAAGCGGCCGAGCACCATTGGTCGTTTTCGGCGTTGCGAACGATTCAGCGAAAGGTCCAGCGAGAATTGCCGCCGTTCCACGCCAACTATTTTCGTCTCGGTCAGCGTCAGTGGCACCGCAAATACGGCCCGAAACTCCGCCGTGATTACACGAAGATGCGCTCGAACGAATGGTGGGTCGGCGACTTCAAGAAGGCTGATGTCTTTTGCCGTAAGTCCGACGCCGACCCGACGATCATTCGCCCACTGATCAGCGCATTCCTCGATATGCGATCGCGCATGAACGTTGGCCGGTGCGTCTGCTTGTCGGAAAACTCCGACACGGTGCTGATCGCCTTTCGTAAGGGCGTCGAGCAATACGGCTCACCCCATCATGCGATCCTCGACAACGGCAAGCCGTATCGGTCGCGCGGCGTCTCCGGCGGGCGGCCGAGCGGCGGACCGATCCGCCAGGCCGAAGCGAGGTTTGACGAGGATTACATGCGCAGCGTGTTCGGTGGGCTGAATGTCGCTGTACACTTCTCGATTCCGTTTAACCCGGACTCCAAGCCGATCGAGCGATGGTTTCGCACGCTGGATCTTCAGTTCGCCGCCACTTACGAGAGCTATTGCGGCGGCGAAAAAGACGACCTGTTCCGGCATGCCGCCAAGTTTGCGAAGCAGCACCCGGACAGGTGCCCGACGGTGGCCGAGTTCGCCGCCTCGCTCGACCGGTGGGCCGAGACGTACCACGCCATACCGCATCGCGGTTACGAGATGAACAACCTGTCGCCACGCCAGGCGTTCGATCAGTTCAACCCGATCCCGCGAGCGATCGCGCCCGAAGGCGCGTTGGATGTGTTGCTCATGCGCACCACCCGGCCGGTCAAAGTGATGTGCAACGGTGTGCGCTACCAGTCAATCGAGTACGGCGTCGGCAACGCGCACCTGATGCCGTTGCAGGGCAACGAGGTATTGCTCCGCGTCCATCCCGAGGACGCCTCGTTCGTCGTCGTCTGCGACCTGGACGGCAAGCCGATCTGCAAGGCGACCAACAACCGCCTGGCCATGCACGGCGTAACACAAGAGCACGTCAAAGACGGCATGAAGCGGCGTAAGAAGGCTCGCGAGCTCGCCAAGTCGGTGAGGCAAGGCGGCCTGAAGCCCTCCGGCCAGGACGTAACCGAAGCGGCCATCCGTGCCCGCCACGCCGAGGGACAGCGACGACAGGAACAACAACTCGCCGCCACCGGCACCGAAGACGTCGCGCCACGCAACGTGACACCGCTGCGCAGCGACTTCACCGAAGCGATCGATAAATTCAACCAGCGGTTACTTCAACCTGCCGAACCCGTTGCGAGTATGCCGAGCCTGGATGCGCTCGACCACCTGTTGGATGAGGTCGTCGACACCACGGACCGGTTCGACGTTCTCCCAGATCTTGACAGGCTGGACCCATGACAGACGAACGGAACGGCGGCCCCGGGCCGTCAGACGAGTTTTCACGCGGTATCGAGCAAGACGCTCGAACAGGGAGATGGCCAAGGATGGCGAAACCAGGAAAGCAACTCAACAGCGCGGACGTCGCGATCGCCGTGGACAGCATCAAGGATTTCCTCGGCCTTTACGACGTGACACGCAAGCAGTTGGCCCACGGAACCGGCATCGCGCCGTCGACGATCAGCGAACTGCTCAGCCTCCGCTACAAAGGCGACGTCACAGAGAAGATCGCCAAGATCGAAGACTGGGTCAACGCCTGGCTGCGATCGAACGACGCACCGAACTCGTCCACGTTCACCGAGACGTCGATCGCGATCGAGATCTTCAAGTTGATCAAGCTGGTCGAGAAGAACAGGGCGATCGGCGTGATCTACTGCGCCTCGGGCGTCGGCAAGTCGATGGCCGCCGAAGCGTACATTCAAGCCCATGCTCGACACGGCTTGCTGGTCCGGGCAGACCCCGGCAGCAGCAAGCCGCTGGCGTTCTGCAAGGCGTTGTTGGGGCAGATCTACACCGGCCGGACGATGCCCTACTCGATCCGGTCACGGTCCAACGCCTTCAATCTGCTCAAAGAACGTCTCGGCACGAGCGCTCGCCTGATTCTGGTTGACGAGGCGGACATCCTGTCCATGGATACGCTCGACCTGATCCGCCATCTGCACGACAAAACCCACTGCCCGATCGTCCTGATCGGCCGGCCGCAGTTGCGCGAAACGCTCAAGCGCACAACCCGATCGCGGGCCATCGGCGGCTCGTTACGCGGTCGCATTCTGATCGAACGCGACCTGATGCTGAAGTTCGACACGAAAGACCCGCACCACTGGCTGTTCAGCCTCGACGACGTCGTTAAAGTGCTCAAAACCTTTGAGGTTCGCTTCAGTGCCGACGCCGGCCGCTGGCTATGTGCGCTGGCCAATCTGACCGCGTTCGACGGCCAGGAAGAAAACGGTGGCCTGCGTTACGCCGCCCAGGTCTTCCAGTTAGCCGTCACGGCGTTCCCCGACGAGCGAATCACGTCGGAACACCTGAAGCAGGCCAACTATTTCGCCCGCGATCAAGACTACGTCGAGGCGATCAGCTATCAGATCGAACAGTTTCTCAAGCACCAGCAACGAAAGGTAGCGACCGCATGACGCCGGGCGGCCAGCGTGATTACGACGTTCGCAAGCCGCTATGGCGTAAAGCCAACGCGCGCGTGTGGGCACTCGCGAGGGATACGATTCCAGGCTCTCAGGAGCAGATCAAGGAGAACTTGCATTTTGCGATTCGAGAGCGATTCGGCAAAACGTCAATGAAGGATTGCTCGGCAAGACAGCTTCACGCGCTGAGCGATTCACTCGAAAAGCTCAAGCCGTTGACGGACAAAAAAACGCGCGAGCGCCACGGCCGGCCGAAACGCGACGGCGTCACGCGGATGATCACGCCGGAGCAACGCAGTCTTATTCGCGCGTTGGCAAGCGAGCTCGGCTGGTCGCGGTCGCTGCTGACGAGTTTCCTGCAGACGCATTTCGGCGTCGACACGATCGACGGCCTGGCCACGAGCAAGATGGCCAGCCAGGCGATCAATATGCTGATCGGTTTCAGGAGGAAGAAGCAGTCGAAGGAGTGCAACACGCGCTATGCGTTTGGATAGATGAAAACAAGGACGGCGCGCCGGGACGTAACGGTTTACCCGGAACGCCATCGGGATGCACCCCGGTGGTATTTTGCACGCCGCCCACTGCAGTACACGGAATGTAATCGTAACGGAGTTTTGAGGCCATGGATGGCCGCCACACGATTATGGAACAAGTGCCCTCCGGCGGACTTCGAGACCGACCAGGTCAAGCTCTACCGCGGCGACTGCCTGGACATCATGCCGCGGCTGCCGGCCGGGATCTTCGACGCCGTGATCACCGACCCGCCATTTGGTTGCACCGCCAACGCATGGGACAGACCGATTCCCGTGCCGGTCTGGTGGTACTTCATGGACCGGTTGCGCAAGCTCGAAGCCATCATCGCTGTCTGCTGCCAGCAGACGTTCACTACCGAACTGATCAGCGCCAATCGCCCCGAGTGGCGGTACGAGCTCATCTGGCACAAGACTGCGCCGACCGGCTTCCTCAACGTCCGGAAGCGGCCGCTGCGATCACACGAGCACGTCCAGATTTTCGCCAAGAAATTCACCGGCTCGGTCTACAACCCACAGATGACCGAGGGCAAGCCGTATACCGCCAGGCAGACCGGCGTCTCGTCGAACTGGGGTTTAACCCGGCGGCAAGGCATCGTAACCCACTCGGATGGCCGGCGTCATCCGCGCAGTGTCTTGCAGTTCGCGAACCGACGAGCCAAGGGCCAGCACCCAACCCAAAAGCCCGTCGACTTGATGGCCTGGCTGGTGCAAACGTACAGCGACTCAGGCCACATCGTCGCCGACATTTTCATGGGACACGGCACCACCGGCGTCGCGTGTGTGCAGCACGACCGGAGGTTTGTCGGCATCGAGAAGGACCGCAAGTACTTCCGCGCCGCCGTGCGGCGCATCAAGAAGGTGTCGGCTGATGAGGACTAACAAATGAAGGTTCGCATGACATTCGACCTGAGCGACGAACAACGGCTGGCCCTGGCCCATCGGTTGGGCCGCAGAAGGCCGGCCACGCGAGCGCAGGTTATTCAGGCGATCACGACCCTGCACGTCAACCACACCACCAAGTGTGTGCGGGACTACCGCCTGAGCCGGCCCAACCCTGACTCGGGTCAAGCGACGATCCCCGGCGTACTGGAGGATTGACGGCCGATGGCCAGACGCGACAAAACCACTGCAGACATTCGCGAGACGCACGGCCGCAGGCGTCTGCCTTTGATGTGGGCCGGCAAGCTCGACGACTGCAAGCGCATCTGCGCGTTCTGGCATAACCGGTTCGGGGCGTGTCTGGTGCTCGATCGCGATCGACTCAACGTGCTGTGTCCGTTGCTCATCGACGCCGGTTTCACCGCTGAGCAGATCGAGCAGGCGATCGACGCCTATCACCAGCATTGTCAGCGCAGCGTTTGGCACCAGCGCCGCCCCGGCGCACGGCTGATCTTCTCGCGTTTCTTCACGGCCGAGAAGATCGAGCACTGGCTGGCCGAAGGACAGAATCGCACGACACACCGCCAGGCCGAACAGGATCGCGACCGGCGGCGCCGACGGGTTTTCGACGACGAGCGGCAACAACTCCGTCGCGAGCGAACCAGATCGCAGACCATCCGGACTTGGTTCGAATCGAAGGACGAATCCACACGAGAACGGCTCCTGCAAGCCGCCTTCGATGCGTTGCCCCGCCTGAGCCAGCAGCGGATCGAACAGGGCTCGACACCGCGGTCGATCGAAAACCGGTCGATCCGTATGGTGCTCGGCCAGATTATGGACACGGAAGGGGGCACGGCATGAAGCAGCGACGGTGCGAAGTTTGTAAAGAACCGATCCGTAGCGATAACCGCACCGGCGTCTGTCAACGCCGGACCAGGTGCGCGACTGAATACCACCGACGCATCGAGGCTCGCAAGCGAACGGGCACCAGACCGGCTCGCAAGTATCGCAAGCGCCGGTCGAAATCGGAGGTTCGGGCCGCCATGGGTATCGATTCACTGTGCAATGTACTACACGGCCTGTTCGTCGCGATCGACGTCGAAGCGCCCGAGGTCCACGACTTTTGCAAACGAGGTGAAGCGGTGCTCGACGAACTTCGGGAGCGAATGGGGCAGTCGCCGCGTATCCGCAAGCAACGCCGCATCAACGCGGCGTAGGAGACCTTCAGTGAACGCAGAAGACGTGGTCATGCCGTTCGGCAAATACAAGGGCCGGACGCTCGGCGACATCGACGACGACGACGTGTTGTATCTCGATTTCCTGGCCGGCTGCAACATCAAGAGTCGCCGGCCATGGGAAGCGATCGGCGAGATGTGCCGGCGTTTCGCCCACGAGATCGACAGCGCGTTAGCTGCGAGAGAATAGCTCATCAGGCACGGAGGCCGACATGAGCAAGACAACGATCCTGACGGACGATGCTGAGCGGCTGTTGCGCGTGTTACGCGATCGCTGCCGGCATCGCGCCGACGCGCGGACGGACAAAGAGTTGGCGTTATGGCTCAGCCTCAATCCGCGGGCCGTCATCGACCTGGCCGGCGAGCTGCTCGAACACGGTCGCGTGGTCGTGGCTGAGACCAAAGATCCGCCGGGCCGATGGCTGTTAGCCGACGACGCCACGGACGAAGAGATCGCCTTCGCCCGCGAGTACGTTGAAAAGCTGCGAGGCCGCGGCAAGAGCATTTTCGTGCGGGCGCGTAACTGCCGGCGATCGATCGACCGGATCGAAGCCCAACGCAGAACCGAGAGCAACGGTCAGCAGCGTTTGTTTGCCGAGCCGGCCACGGCAGAGCCGGAACATTCACCCCACTGTTGAAGGAGATCTTTCATGTTCAAGATGTACGCCAACCCTGAAGCGACCGAATGTCTCGGGTGGTTCGAGGATGAGGCCGGCAACGCAACGGCCTACGTCGGCCTAGATCGCCGTGTCGTGTTCGCGTTCGAACTCGCAAAGGACGATCGCAACCGGCTGAACCGTGCCCGCAAAGAGGAAGTGTAAGAGGGAACACCACCGCCTCTGCGTATTCTGCGGATAAGATTGAAGGCTACTTACTCACACGGAGGTGACCCCTGATGACGGAAAAAAAAAAAAAAAGAATGCTCGGCTTGATGGCGGCCACGGCAGTCGGAATGGTAGGCGGTTTACTGGTGATCACGGACAACCAGGAGACGGCCAATCGATCGGTCATCGAAGCCACTTCGAACGGCGATGAAACGACGGTCGACGCGCTCGTCAAAGCAGGTGACATCGAGGTCACCGACCTCAACGGTGATGGTGTATTCGACGGCCAGGACTTCATCTATCTCTGCCGGCAGCTCCCCGGCGATCCACTGGTCCCGACGCCATCTCCGGAACAGCCTACCGAGCCGGAACCGCAATATGACTTGGTCTTCACCGACCCGATCACCGACCAGGACAAACACGCCATGGCCTCTCGGCCGGCCAGGTCGTGGCACATCCACGACGCCACGATCGGTCATCCAGCCGGCGGCGGCGATTCCGCCTGGTACGTCATCGTCAAAGACGGCCTGGCCGAGAGGGTGACCTCTACCGACGCCTGGGGGCATGCGCTGCGCATCGCCAGCGCACAGCGCACGATGTTTCGCGTGCTAAAGCTCAAGACGACAGCCGAGCAGAAACTCGGTATCAAATTGCACGCGATCGCCGATCTCGGCCCGACCGAGGACGTCCTGTTCGACGACTTTGAGTGCGAAGGGCCGGTCATCATCGGACCTCCGAACCGAGAGGATCTCGACGGCGTGATCCGCCGCATAACGTTTCGCGACGGTGTGATCTACCCCACGTACTGGAACCATGCCGTCAAGATATGGGGCAAGACCAGCAACATCATTTTCGAGGACGTCACAATCGATGGCAGTCGGCTGAAGATCACACCGCAGGTGCTGACGGGTTTCGTGGTAGACGTGTACAACGACCAGTGCGTGCCGGCAAACATCACCCTCCGCCGCTGCCAGATCACCAACTACCCGAATACGAAGCTGCTGGACTCCGACATCCCCGATGTGACAGTAGAAGACTGATATGGCAGAACCGCTGGCTACGAGACGATGGTTTAGTAGAAGAGCCGCGTTGTTCCGGCCCAAAACAACGCGAGATCGCGGCCTGGTGGAAAACCTACCAGGCACTGACAGAGGCGGTGTACGGCCATGCATAGCCGTCTGGCACACGAACATCCAGCCGCACGGCCAAGCTGGCCGCCGATCACTAAGACGATTGGCACGCTACGTGCGACGCCGAATTTTCACAAAGTAACGAGTTGCCAAGTACGTTGCGCGATTCCACCCCGAACCCACGTAACTCCAGCCGCGACAGGCCGTTGCGTGTTTTTGCCAACTACCCCCAATTCTGTCGTTCGGCCGTTTTTCGCAACTTTTTGCCAAGTAGCTCCGACCCGCCTCAAGGGACCATAACTCACGTCCCATCCATGACTTACACCTAACCTGGGTTTTCCCAACTTTTTGCCATCTTTCCTTGCGCTTCATGATTATCTTATTTTGGCAGCGTGTGGAAGAGGCAGGGGATGCGACGGAAGACGAGCGGTACGAAGCACCGGGGGGGATGCCCAAAGACGGCCAGGCCGACCGGGGCGGGGAAGCG